TTTTTTCATCAATTGCGTTTGTATGTTCAGTTTGAGACATTATAGCGGACATTATAGTTATAATAAATATATATTAAATTCTTACAAATAATATAAATATAAATTATAAATAATTTAAATAATTTATAATTTAAATAGAAATTATTTAAATTATTTAAATGGAAGATAAAGCAGATATTTATTCAAGGTTAGAAAAGGAATTAGATTTTAACGATGTTCTTATTTTACCACATCCAAGTGGGTTATCATCAAGAAGTGATGTAAATTTAGAAAGAACAATAAAATTTGTAAATGGAAATGGAAATGGAAATAATGAAAAATATTGGACAGGAATTCCTATTATTGCGTCTAATATGGATACAACCGGAACTTTTAACGTATATAATGTTTTAAAAAAATATAAAATGTTAACTGCTTTAAATAAATTTTATACAATTCAAGATTATATGAATGCTGTAAATTCAGGGATCAAATTAGAACCAGAATATTTTATGGTAACAACCGGAATTACAGAAGAAAATTTTAAAAATTTAAAAGAAATAGTATCGTATACAAATTGTAAATGGATTTGCATTGATGTAGCAAATGGTTATATGGATTGTTTTGTTGATTTTTGTATAAAAATTAGAAATTTATATCCTGATAAAATAATTGTAGCCGGTAATGTAATAACATCTGAAATGGTAAATATTTTAGTTGTAAAAGCAGGTGTAGATGTAGTTAAAGTTGGTATTGGTTCAGGAAGTGCTTGTTTAACAAGATTACAAACTGGTGTAGGAAGACCTCAATTGAAAGCAGTAAACGAATGTTCTGAAATGTGTAAATCATTACAAGATTTAGGTTATACCTCATATATAATATCGGATGGAGGAATAAAATATTCTGGTGATATGGCAAAGGCATTTGGTGGAGGTGCCGATTTTGTTATGGCCGGAGGAATATTTTCAGGACATGATGAAAATATAGGTGAAATAATTGAAGAAAATGGAAAACATTTTAAAATTTATTATGGCATGAGTTCAAAACATGCTATGGAAAAATATTTTGGTAAAATGGAAAGTTATAGGTCTTCTGAAGGTGCTGTTGTAAAAATTCCATATAAAGGTCCAATAGAAGATACGATTCAAAATATTTTAGGAGGTTTAAGAAGCACGTGTACCTATATTGGAGCAAAACATATTGGAGAAATGTATGATAAAACCTGTTTTATCGCCATTTAAAAAATAAAATCTAAATTGTATATATGAAATTTAATTTTAAATATACAATAATTTATCTCTTATTATGTTTATGTTTATTTGGAATGCTTATAAAATATAGTAAGGGTAAACCAGAAAATTTTAATAATAGAATAAATCCCATAACTGTGTCAATTAATTATAAAGATTTAAATTCTCCGTTATACAGTCATAGTGTAAATTTACCAATAAATGAACCAATTAGTTGTAAAAATTTTTGTGGTCCAAAGGCGCAATGTTTAATAACAAGAGAACAATGTACTTCTGATGTAGACTGCAAAGGTTGTAATAGAATACATCCCGTAGGGCATTATATTAATAATTTTTCGGAAATATATCCAGGTTCAGAAAATTCGCAAATAAAAAGACCTTATGAGGGTGTAGATTTGTGGCAAGATTCTTTTAATAAAGGATTGGAATTATATAATAAAAAAAGAGACGCAGCAGATAAGTATTCGAATAATCTAAGTGGAATAAATTCTTCAGAATATGAAGTAAAATATCCAATGACAATATCGGCAGCAGGTTTATTTTACGAAACAACTCCTCCAGCGTCAAATTCAAGAAAAATATAAAATGTAAAATATATAAATTTTATGTTGCGTACATTAAACCAACATTTCCGCCAATAAAGTTAACAACATTTAGTCTTTCTTCAAACAAATATAAATCAAAGTTATAATCATAAATTCGCCATGTTGGTTTATTAATGCCAATAATATTGCCAGTTTCTGGGTCACAAATAGTTAAACTTTGCGCTAATGGGTCTAGTGGAGGAATGATTGTAGTAAATTCAAGTTCAATTTGATTAAATCTACTCATATTTATTGCTCCGGATGGTTGCAAATCTGAATTATTTGAATGAATTCCAAAATTATAACAATATAATCCTGAAGGAGCACTACCAGTAGTTCTGGTATATTTTTCAATATAATTAAATACTCCTGCGGGTTGTATATTTTCTCTATATGAACCATCTAATAAAATACCCATAGCTATTAATATATCTTTTTCATTTTGAGGATTATATGTTTGGTTAATAAGAATTCCAGTTAATGTTCCATCAGGATTAACTCCAGGTCCTATTTCAACTGGAGTTAATACAGAATTTATATTTCTATAAATTGTATAAGTTCCTGAAGTTGGCGCTTGAATAACATTTAATGGTAAATAATTATATGGCCAATTTGTATAATTAGACCATTCATTTCTTAAATTAGCGTCACTACGTTGAAAATAAAAAAGCCAATTAGAAATCATACCAATAGAATCTAATTCAATCTTATTTGGTCCTGTAACATTGGGGAATTTTTTTTCGTGTACTTGTTTTATTAAATATTTTTGTTCTTGCAACGCAAATAATTTTTCTTCTTCATTTGATAAAAAGCAGTAAGTACAATTTAAATGAATATCGGCATTCCATAATGTTCTTTGATCAGAATAAGAATTAATATCAATGTATACATCTGGAGGTGGTTGTAAAAAACGATAAAACTGCATATACCATAAATTAAAATTAGGTGAAACATACGGATAATTATTAGTGGCATCAAATACATCGCGAATTACAAAAAGTTGATTAATTGGTTTTAATGTAATATTTATATGTAATTCATTGTATTGTAATGATGTTAATGGAAATGCCATTTGAGATTTTAACCCAAACCAATTGTTTAAAGGTATATATAAAATTCGTCCTCGAATAGATGGTTCCGGTCCTGCGAAATCTCCTGCATTATATGCGTTTGGATAAGAGTTAACCCGAGAATTAGCGTTTGCTGGATCATTTAATTCAGGTACGTGTCCAATCATATTATTAAATAAATTAAGTTTGATAGCATTATAATCGCGTTGAACAGATGCTAATAAATAATCCCCTGAATATTCTTGTAAAGTATAATTTCCACATGTAATACTTATTTTGGATATCATTTTGGCGCCAATATTATCGATCCATTTAAAATCATATGGCGCCCATTGTTCAATATTTCCTAGACCTTGATAACTAGTTTGTAGTGTTATTTGTTGTGGTGGTAATAATGGACTCCAAATATTTGGCAAAGCTACAGATAAATAACAATCCATTAATAAATCAGCGTAACGTTTTACTTTAAATGTAAATGTAGACTCTTCTGAAAGACGTAAAGTTTTTGAACCTTCATAATCTAATCTAAATTTTTGAAGACCAAAATTAGTATATTGATGAAATACCGATTTAAAAAAACTTTTAGTAGGATTTCCATTTAGAACAATATTTTGTTGTCCTTGAGATACAAGTTGCATTAATCCACCGGGCATATGTTATAATATAAAAATATATTTAATTCTTTATTTGTATAATTATACAATTATATAATTATACAATTACACAATTATATAATTGTATAATTGTTTACAACAATAAATGAAATAAATTTTTTAGTAGGGTATATATCAATAAAATGATATGTATTCCACCCGCGATTGATAAAATAGGTTTTAAGTTCATGTATAACTTTAAAATAATTTGAAAAATGCATTTATAATATAAATATAATATTATTTATATTTTATTTATACATAATATAATATAATATGGAAAACACGAATATAGAAGAAAATATAAAAGCACTATTTAATAACACGATAACATCAATAAAAAGTTTAAAAGAATCGACTGCGATAGTTTTAATTACTACAATTACACTTGTTATTATTTTTATTGCATTTTATTTATATTTTTATTATAGCGGTTTAAGAAGAAAAAATTGTTCTTTAATGAGTTCTATTTATGGCGATTTAAATGGAAAAATTAAATCGATTGATAATTCAGAACAATTTAATTATACATTTAAAGATTATTATATTAAAACAGCATATAATTGTTGTAGTGGAGGAAATTATAGAAATAATTATGTAGATTTATGTATTTTAAAAGATTTATTGAAACAAGGTGTAAGAGGTCTTGATTTTGAAATTTATTCTATTAATAATAAACCAGTTATATCTACTTCTACAATTGATAGTTATTATGTTAAAGAAACATTTAATTATATTAATTTTGTAGATGCAATGAATGTAATTCGTGATTACGCGTTTTCAACCGCAAATTCGCCTAACTCATTAGACCCAATTATTATACATCTTCGCATTAAAAGCACAAATCAAGATATGTATAAAAACTTTGCAAAAGTGTTGGAAAGTTATGATTCTATTTTATTAAGTAAAGATTATGATTCAGAATTTTATGGTAAGAATTTTGGAAATGTAGAATTAAAAAAATTAATGGGTAAAGTTATTATTATTGTCGATAGAAGTAATACATCATTTTTAGAATGTCCCGAATTTTATAAATTTATTAATATAACAAGTAATTCTGTATTTATGAGAGCACTACATTATTATGATATTAAGTATACCCCAGATATGAATGAACTTATAGATTTTAATAAACAAAATATGACAATAGGAATGGCAGATAAAGGTTCTAATCCAGATAATCCTAGTTCTCTTGTTATGAGAGAAATGGGGTGTCAACTTTTAGGAATGCGATATCAACAAATTGATACTAATATTGAAGAAAATGATATATTTTTCAATGAAAATGGATATGCGTTTGTTTTAAAACCCGAAAAACTACGTTATATTCCTGTTACTATTCCATTACCTCCTCCGCAAAATCCAGAATTATCATACGCTACAAGAACTGTTCAATCAGATTTTTATAAATTTAATATTTAAAATTAATGAATTGAATATTATATTATATAACTATATTTTATATAGTTATATTATGAAAAATATATGTGATAAAAAAATGACATTTAATGATTGTGAGTTAGCAATATTAAGAGCAGCAATTGATAAAGCAGAAACAAAACAAGGTAGAAAAACAGCAAATTCACTTGAAATTAAAAAAATAGTTGAAATAGTTGAACACTTTTTAAGAAAAAAGAAATTAATTTGTTATGGTGGAACAGCAATTAATAACATTTTGCCAAAACAAGACCAATTTTACAATAAAGATATTGAAATACCCGATTATGATTTTTATAGTTCAAATGCGTTAACTGATTCTAAAGAATTGGTTGATATTTATATATCAAATGGGTTTCAAGAAGTTGAAGCCAAATCTGGGCAACATCATGGAACATATAAAGTTTTTGTTAATTTTATTCCAGTTGCCGATATAACATTTATGCCCAAAGAATTATTTAATGCGATTAAAAAAGAATCAATTAAAGTTGCTGGTATCTTGTATTCTCCGCCTAACTTACTGCGTATGAATATGTATTTAGAATTATCGAGACCAGCGGGAGATATTAGTCGTTGGGAAAAAGTGTTAAAAAGATTAACATTATTAAATAAGCATTATCCTCTTTCAGCAAAACAATGCTCTACTATTCAATTTCAACGTCAAATGGATGATTCTCAATATGCGAATAATATTTATGAAAATGTTCAACATACATTAATGGACCAAGGTGTAGTATTTTTTGGGGGGTACGCTTTATCTATGTATTCTCAATATATGCCAAATAATTTAAAACATAAATTGGAAAAAATACCCGACTTTGATGTGCTTTCTGAAGAACCTGTCCTTACTGCTCAAATTATTAAAGAAAGATTATCAGATTTAAATGTTAAAAATGTAAAAATTATTAAAAGACCGGGAGTTGGAGAAGTAATTGCCCCACACTATGAAATTAAAGTAGGTAAAGATACTATTGTGTTTATTTATCGACCATTGGCGTGTCATAGTTATAATATTGTAAAAGATGATGGATATGATGTTAAAATAGCAACAATAGATACTATGCTTAGTTTTTGGTTAGCATTTTTATATGCGAATAGACCATATTATGATAAAGACCGTATTTTATGTATGTCTAAATATTTATTTGACGTTCAAGAAAAAAATAGACTAGCTCAAAAAGGACTTCTTAGGCGCTTTAGTATTAATTGTATGGGTCATCAAGAAACAGTTGAAGAAATGCGCGCTGAAAAGGCTGAAAAATATAATGAATTAAAAAATAAGAAAACTAGTGCTGAATATGAAGAATGGTTTTTACGATATAGACCATTAGATAAGGAAGAAAATAGTGAAAAAAATATTAAAATTAACAAAAATATTAAAACAAACAAAAATATTAAAACAAACAAAAATATTAAAACAAACAAAAATATTAAAACAAACAAAAATAAAACTAACACAAGAAAACAAAAAGGAACATTTTTCAAAAATATTTTTTACACCTTTTAACATTTCAAACGCCGATTATTTATAAACCTTTTATAAATAATTATTTGTAATTCTTCTTTATTTTTCTTGTTTTATTCTTTGGAACATATTTTTCTGGTCGTTCGTAATAAACATATTGAACCTTACTGAATGTTAGATAAATAACCAAACAAGACCAGTAGAGTTTCAATATGAAGCAAAAGCATCGTCTTTCACCTGTGGAAATAAAAAGACAGGGTTAAGTAAGACAATCGGCGTTAAGAAACAACCTCGTAAGAGTAAGCACGTCTATTGATTTTACATTTTTTAATTATTTTTTATGCCGTAAAATCGGCGTTTAAAATGTTAAAAGGTGTAAAAGGGCATATTAAAAAGTATTTTAATATATTAAATACTAAA